TGTTTTCTATAATTACTTGAGTGTAACTATTTGCATTTGTTGCGTAAGAAGCAGCTATGTTTGTGTCGGAATAAAGTAAAGACCCAATAGCATACGCCCCAGAAGAAGCGCTTGGACTAATAGACTGTGTAGCTACATACGCTGGCGATGTTAAATTTGCTCCGTTATAAGCCAGTGCAGAAGAAGTGCTAAGAGCTGAAGTGCCGTTGCCGTAAGGAACATACCCAGTAGTAACCGTTGTTAATCCTGTACCGCCATTAGCAACAGGCAGCGTACCTGTAACACCAGTAGTAAGCGGTAGTCCAGTAGCATTAGTTAACGTAGCGGAAGTAACTGTACCAAGAGCATTAACATTACCAGCAGCGTCTAAATTAATAGACTTTCCTGATGGATATGTAATAAATACTGTTACTGCACCAGAGAAAGTAACTGCGCTTCCAGAGTTACTAGAAGATAAAATGGTTGTGCGAGTTAACGTAGGGCCTGTTGTTGAATAGGTACCAATACCTACTTCCCAATTACCAGTGGCATCAAAAGCGCTATAGTAAGTTGTGTTCCCGTTTCCAACAGCCGCAAACGACTGATACCCAGTAGCCGTACTCGTTAAAGTAAAGCTAACTGTGGTATTTGCCGTCCCGTTCTGTTGGACGCGATCCGCTAGTATTAATGCCATATTAGGCTCCTATTAGCCAGCTGCTGATAAGGTATAGCTAACGTTAATTGTGTCACCAGAAGCAACTGTCTTTGAACCAGCAGTAAAGTCGCCAGCACTAAATAAAACGCCTGTAGTGTTATCAATTGCAGATGTACCACCAACGTTAATAAACGCACCGGCAACAGTACCAGAACTAGTCATGCTAAACGTAACCGCAGCGCTTGTTGATAAAACTGATGGGTTAGCTGTTGTAGCTGCACTAAACGCTGGAGTCTTACGTGTACCAGAATATGTAGGAGCATTAGCAGCACCGACTTCTAACCATGTAGCGTGACTTGCTTGTGTGTCTGCGTAAGCCGCTGTACCTGTACCTTTTAAGCCCATAACAATAGCACCACCGCCAGTGTTAGCAAAGTATGAGTTCATCAAGTTTGCACGACCAACGTTAGTTGTCAGGTTTTTGAAAGTATCAGACCACTTCAAGTTGCCTTGAGCGTCATAGCAATCAGCTGTATAAATGCCTTCTAAACCAAGAATCTCGGTTTGACCAGCGCCACGAGTAACGGTTGCGTCGCAACTATCACCAAATTTTGTTTTTTCATTGCTCATAAATACTCCTTAACTAAAACGAATAATGGCGTTTGTTGCGTTCGCCGTTGGGAAAGTTACTGTAAAACTGTTTGATGCTGCTTTATCGCTGCCAAAGTCTAGTACTGCAACTGCCGCACCGGTTGTACTATTGTAAATTAAAGCACCCCTAGCAGTAAAGGATGCTGGATTCCAAGTTACATTAGCAAAAGACACATATGCTGTTAGCGTTTGGTCGTCCGATACGGGTGGTATAACAGTTAACGTTTTGCCGGTAGCGGTGTAGCCTGTCCCTGAAACTTCGTTATCTGCCGTATAAGCCAAGGTATTCGGTCCAATAGTGGCAAACGACGTGTACAACGCTATCTTATAGACATAGGGTGTACCAACAGCAAAGTTCTCTAAACCGCTCAAGCAGTTCTTTTTAAAGACAGTGCAAAGCCCTTGCTGAATAGCCATTATGGATTAACCTTAATCTTAGCTTGCCCGTCACGGTACGCATCACCACGCTCAAGACCAGTTCCAAGGCGATTGAGCTGTTGTAGCGCTTCCATGTACTTCTCTTCGTAGTACTTTATTAAATCTTGTTCGCCCTTCATAAAGAGCATTGCTTCCCGCATTGCACCATAAAACAAGACTGGGTCATAGTTATCACCTAACCATGATGTGCCGCTAGCGTTATTAATAGATGCTACAGGGATAGTAAAGCCAGAACCTGTACCCGCCGTACCTAAACTTGACGCCGCTGCGCTAAGAATATCTCCCGCAACGTAAAAGCTGCCACCGTTTTTGATGGTAACGCTTGTAACCGCATTGCCAGAAACAACAATACTTGCAATCGCCCCGTTTCCAGTGCCGCCAGTTAAAGCCACATTAGGGTAAACCCCATTAGTGTAGTTAATACCGCCTACTAGAGAGGTGGTGGCTAGAGTAGCAATTACGCCTTGAACAATAGATACAGGGTAGTAATAGTAATGCAGCTCTACGTTATAGCTGGCATCAGGGGTAGGTCCAACAATAAACGACAACTCATTAGGAACAGAGTACTGATTACCAAAAAGCGCATAGTAGCGGGGTTCGCCTGTGCTTGTTGGGGTAGGATACGCTGCTCTAATAAAGTTGACATCTTTGTTTAAAAGATATTCGTACGAATTATTTGCCCTTATTACCGCCAAAGAAAAAGTAGAAAGATAGTCATTTGGCGTTGACAAATAAGGGTTTGATGCTGTTAGCGTACCTGTTACATTTTTACGAAGCGATGGAATTTGAACCGAATTGTAAATCCTATCCTCAGCTTCTTGAACAAAGCGGGGAATATTGGTTACAAACGACGACTCTGTATTTTCAGAGTAATCCTGAATCGCTTGATAAAGTTGCAGGTAATTAAGACTCACGCCATTGGGCCTCTAGCCATAACGCCCTTAGTAGCAGCGCCAGTTCCACGAATCTTAATGCCATCTGTTTTAGTTGGACGATCGTTACCTTTACTAATACTGCCAACGGCAATCCGCAATGAATCCATCTTGTTGCCTTTATCAACAACAGCGCTTTCGCCATTAGCAACAGAAGTGCCGTTCTTAGCGTATACGCTTGCTGGTTTGTTTTCGATAGCCATATTAACGTCCTCTTCCGGCAGATTTTTTCATAGTGCCTTGGTTAGCCACACGAGCCATGTTACGACCCATTGATTTTAATGACTCATTAGTTACGCCCGAGCTTTTCTTACCGCCTTTTTGCAAGCCAATGTTTGGACCTGAGTCACCTAGATTTTTGCCTTTGGTTTTACCTTGTTTGGTAATTCCGTCTGCGCCTGATTTAAATGTCATACTTTTCTCCTATGTTGTAGATACTGTTACTGTACCTACTTGTCCTACTGCAATCAAGTAATTTGGTGTTAAAACGCTGTCAAATTGACTAGCACCACCAACCGGGGCCCACCCCCACTGAAACACCCTACTACCGCCTGTAGGATCACCGTTACCTTGAACAGTAGCCCCTGCATTCTGGTTTAGTTGCAAACCTGTATATCCCGCTTGGTAGTATGTATTATCCGGTCTTGGGTTGCGTACTGCTTGCGGATCATCAACTGGGTACATACCTAACTGCAACTGCGGCTGATCTGGGTCCCAACAAGTAGGGCAAACCAGTAAATCATACTTCTTGGTTTTAATAATCTCTGACTTTAAAACCTTTAACTTAAACCTAAATCCACAGCGATCGCACTGTGAAATCGCAAATTTGCCAGAAGAGAACTTATTAGCCATAACATGTCCTTAAATGAACATGCGACGGGGCACAAATCGAACTGAGGCTTTATCTTGGTCTTCGTTAGCTGCGCTATTCCAAGCCTCATCGTACTGTTGTTTTAGTACTGGCAAGCGAGCATCAGCTCCCGGAATCTTTAGTGCCATGTAATAAGCCAAACCAGCTACTAAGCAAGGCAAGAAGCGGAACGGCACATCAAACGTGTTTACACCTTCACCAGCGTTATTAATGCGACGTAATCTCCAGTACACAAACGTGTAGTACGGCTCAGCTGCTGTTCCTTGATCAGGGGTAGGCCATACGGTCACCGAGGGGGGTTGTAGTTTCGTAACCACATCGCCAATAGCATGAGTTGCCGCATAAGTGTTTTGTTGACCACGACCGCAGTTAATCAGCGAACCAGCTGGAGAATTAGGGTTTGTTTGTGCAGTAGCCCCATAACTAATAACTTCGCTACCTAGCTGGATAAAGCCCGCCGCTGGAAGAGCCGTGACGTTGCTAAGATAAATAGTTGTAGCATTAGCCGAAACAGTTGCCGTTACAGTAGAGGCTACTACGTATACTGCGCTATCTAAACGCTGTATCCAGACCTGAATAGGACGAGCCTGCTGCAATTTGTTGGGGAGTGTAGCGTATGTAGAAACGCTAATACGTGTAATTGTTAAGTCTGCCTGTGTGTTCTGTACGTTTGCGTTTGTACGGATTACGTGCTCTAGGAGGTCAACTGTGTCGTTAGGTAGGGCATAGGTAGTCACGCCTTGAATTAGCGGTATCTGCCCCTCTTCAAACGTCCACATGTTAACGCCACGATTAGCCCAATCCGCAAACAACAAATTAAGCGAACGGCGTGCGGTTTTTATGTCATAACCCGTACGAGACTCTGAGCCACAACGCTCAAACGCCTCTTCAATAATCTCTGTGAGATCTAGGTTAAAGTCCGATATTCCGCTAACAGCCATTATTTTTTAAACCCTTTTAGGGTTTCCGCCAGCCTAGCTCGCTTACCCACCTTGCCGGGTTTCTTTGCAGCTGCAGCTAATTTTGCTGACGGAATCTTTTTGCCAGCAGGCACACCTAAATCTTTGTGTAGAGCACCGGGTTTCTTAATAGCTTTTTGAATCCAATTTTTAGTAGCCATTACTTAACCTTTCGATATGGTTTTACTTTTGCTTTTACCTTTTGCGGCTGCGGCACGAACTGCTGTCCCTGTGCTTTTCCTGCTCGTTTTGCCCGTGTTGTTGCTGCGTACTCTTGTGGGCTTAACGCTTGTATTGCTTTCTTTGGCAGGTATCGCTCCCCCGTCTCGGACGACTTCTTGCCCGACTTGGTTGTCCACTTTTGATCGCCCCAAGCTTTTAAAGAACGTTGTGACTTTGCCAATCCACTCATTTATATCCACCACCAGCCGCCTTATATTTTTTAGCTACTAATTGGGCTTTACGAGCCGACCACTGACCTGCGCCAGTACCTTGTGTTGCTGCTGCTTTAACTGCGGAAACGATACGCTTGCGCATCTCTGGTTTGGTGTAATTACCAGCCGCATTAACCTTGCCACCATCTTTGTACATATCAGCGGCTGTTAACGAACCGGGGCTTTGTAGCAACTTCTTTGCCATAGCAGAAGCAGTGCCACCTTTAGTAACAGTAACACCTTTACCTACCTTACCGCCTTTAGCAAACTGCGTGAAATCAGTATTATCCCTACGGGCTTTTTTAACCCCTTTAGGCATCTTACTTGGCATTACTGCCCCCATTCCACGAGACGCTTTCATTATACAAATCTTCCTTTAGTCTTGCCTTTAACACAACAGCCGTCTGCACGAGAAGAAGCAGATGATACTTTACCGCCTTTTTTCATTACTTTTGGACGGGCTGTTGCTTCACCGCTACCGCCACCAGACGGTTCTTGCTTACGTTTCATCTCTTCAATTTTGTCAGCGTTTTTATCTTCACGCTCTTTTTCTAACGCCCGTTTAGATTGTTGTAAATCTGCATAACCCGCACCTAACACAGTGGCTAAACCGGCGCCCATACCGCCTGCGTATTTTAAACCTTCTTTATTCATACTAGCAGGCTCCGCCGTTTTTCATAGCAATCATTTTTCCTTTAGTCTTGCCTTTAACACAACAGCCGTCTGCACGGCTTGAGGCGGACGATACTTTACCGCCTTTTTTATAGGCGTTGCCCATAGCATCCATACGACCTTCTTTCATGCCTTTAACAGCCGCTTTACCACTCTCTTTGCGACTTTCTTTGGCTGCTTTTTCTTCGGCGGCTTCTTTAGCTGCTTTTTCGTCAAAAGCTTTTTGCCATACTGGAGCAACCGTATCCCAGATCTTATCAGCCACGATTACATCTTTCCGCCGCCACACATAGCAATCATCTTGCCTTTAGTGTGACCTTTAGTAACGCAGCCATCAGCACGGGTTACACCGCCCTTAGCCATTTTGTGCATTGATTTCTCATGCGCTTTAACTTCTTGCTTAGCCACTTTTTTCATCATGGGCATATCTTGTTTAATGTCATCGTGTTTCATTTTTTCTCACTTTTGAATAAGTTGGTCAATTTTGCTTTCAAGCTTGTTAAACCTTGCGTCAATGTGTTCCATAATGCGATCAACTTCTGCTTTAGTAACGTTATCACGAGCTACCTCTTCTCTTGTTTTATTTAACAAAATATCAATGCGTTTTAAATCATTGAATTTTTCGTGCATCATATATCCGATTAAGGCTACAAATATTGTTAGCCCGCCCGTCCACAGCTCCATCATATCTAACATTTCCACCTCTTTAGAGAGGCTGCCTTTCTAGTAGGCTTGCCATTTTCATCTTTCATCGGACCGGGCATACCAGACATACGTGCGCAGAAAGAACGCTTACGGGCACCACCTTCGGGCTGTGGAGCCTTTAGTTTTGAGCCTGTAGCAGCATTGTACTTAGCACGACCTTTGGCAGTAAGCCCAGCACCCTTAGATACAGGCAGCTTTTCACCACGACCAACGGCTAGAGAAGGACCTTTTTTCTTAGCCATAGTAAATATTTGCTGCGGCTAAGTTTGTTATATAACCATACACGCCAACATTGGCTTTTACACCTTCGCCAGGAATTAACGGTGCATTATTGAAATAATCTCCAGCAGCTACATCATATGTCATCAACCATTTACCAGTTGAATATACAAGCGTTGGTGAGGCGCTAATAGTTCCGCTATTAATATCAGTTATAGTAAAAGTATTTGCGTTTGTAACCGTAACTGCATAGTTTCCATTAGTAGCTGTACCGCCTGTACCTGCAGCAAAGTCAATGCCAATAACTTGTCCAGTTGTCAAACCGTGCGCTGTAGAGCTAATAGTAACAGTAGTTCCAGAGCGACCATAAGAAGCCGTTGTTACTGGGGCTGTAAGCGTATCAAACATAGTTAATTGGCCAGCAGAAGCCGTGCCAGTCAGTGAGATAGCTTTAATACGGGTACCAAACGGCACAAAAATACCACTAGCGTTTAAGTGCGCTTGTTTTACATCATATTGCATTGTCATAATTAATCTCCAATAAGGTTAAACGGGGGCCGTAACCCCCTGATTAATTAGACGTTTTGTGCGCCGTTATCGTAAACGTAGTATTCAATAATACCTGTAACAGTACCAGAAGATACGCCGTTGGCTTTAGAAGTAACAACAACTAAGTTAGTTGCGTTAGCTACGTTGCCTAAAGAAGCGCCGCCGCCTGTAGAACCAACATCAACAGTTACGCGTGTAGCTGTAGAAGCGTTAGCTAAGAAAGCCTGTGGAACGTTTGTGCCCAAAGTTGTTGTTTGACCAGGACCAACGTTGATTAGTGGGGTAAACCCTAAGTCAACAGAACCTGTACCAACAGCAGAGATAACAACGTCTGTTACAACAGCGCCAGCTGGTAGGAATAAAGCTGAACCGCCAGAAACGTTAGTTACGTTTGCAGTTGCTGCTAAGTTAGCGATATAGAAAGGGGCTGCCATTTTCATAGAGCCACAGATTGCGGTACGAGTTTGATCGCCACCGCCAGAACGCCATACTGATTGGGTAGTAGATAATGCCATGATAAATTGTCCTTCATACAAAGTTCAGCTTATCAATCGTGTATGCGTCTGCTGGGGCAGTTTGATAAGCCATTCACCCAGTTTCCGTTATCTTACTACATTTTTAACAATGTGTAATACTTTTTTGGTTAGAATGTAAAAAAGAGGAAATTATGAGTTCTTGGCTTATTATTCTTACAGGTGTAATCTATACCTACATAGCCGCAGAGCAAGGCTATAAGGGAAACATAGGCATGGCGATTTGCTATGCAGGCTACGCTTTTGGAAACGTAGGGCTCTATTTAATGGCTACAAAATGATTGAAAACTTAGTTAAACCTGTTCCGCTAAACAACGATGTTGCTGTAATAAAAATATTGCAATTAATGGGTCAGTTAACCCCAGAAGACATAAAACACGTTCTAAACATAGTTAATCAAGTATATAAAGTTGTTGGGCAAGAAAACCCATGAGTTTTACAATCATGCAGCATGATGGCATGAAAGTTATTCAGTGGTTTAAGAACATAGACGAACTATTAGCATCAATGCTTAAAAACCCAAACGACAGGTACCATAGAAATGACGACAATCATTGGTGATTGGAACAGAAAAATACTGGTTGCAGACAGCCAGTTTACAGACTCTGACTCAGGTATTAAATACTTTGAAGACAAGGTGTTTCCAATAGACGGCGGTTGGATGGGCGTAGCAGGTAACTACTGCGATGCCGAAAAGGTTTTGGACTACCTAAGCAAAAAGAACAAAACTAAACCAAAGTTAAAATCTGACAGCTCGTTTCTTAAACTTACTAAAGACGGGCTGTTTGCCTGTGGAGACGACCTAGAATGGGAACGTGTACGAACGTTTATGGCAATTGGTTCTGGGGCAATGGCAGCAGAAGTCTGTATGCGAATGGGGTTGACAGCAGAAGAAGCAGTTAAATGGGCGTGTAATGTAGATGCGAATAGTAGCGAGCCTATTAAGACGTATCAGTTAAACGATGCCGTATAAAGACCCCGAAGTACGCAAGGCGTACCACAAAGAAAAAAGCCGCAAACACTACCTAGAAAATAAAGATAAGGTGCTGCTTGCAGTAAAAGCACAAAGGGCACTGGGAAAAGCTAAGTGGGACACTTTTAAACGTACACTTAAATGTACACAATGCGGATTTAACCATCCAGCAGCTTTAGATTTTCATCACACAAACCCAAGTAAAAAAGAAAACCTAGTCAGCAAACTAGTCAGCAACGGTTGCTTTGCTGCGGCAATGAAAGAAGTTAAAAAATGTATCGTATTGTGTGCAAACTGCCACCGAATCCACCACTACACAGAAAAGAAAAACCCCGCCTTGTGAGCGGGGTTTTTACATACAGGTGCTTATTAAGCGCCTGGGGAACCAAACATTCCGAGTGGATCAGACCAGCCGAATGAATAACGCTCACGAGACTTGTAACGTACGTTACCAGTATCAAAGTCGCCGTCCATAGAGTTAGCCAAAGGCATACGCTCAAAGTGTTTCATGCCGTTAGGTACGTCAGTTGTCAAGAACCAAGCATTTGTGTCGGTCAAGTAGTGGTTAATTGCGTAACCTTCTGGGATTGAACCGTTGTTCTTCAATGCGTTGATGTCGTTGTCATTTGTACCTACGCGCAAGTTAGTTTCCAACAAGCGGGTTGCAACGAATTGCAGTGCTGGTGGGATAACCAATTTACGTGGCATTGCAGCAATTAACAGACCACGCTCGTCAGTCCAAGCAGCGATTTGAATAACAGCGTTTTCCAACGAAGTTTCATTCAAGTCTGCAGGAGTTGCAGGCGTGTTGCTGTTAGTACCGCCAGATACCAATGGGTGTGCTGTAGAGAAAAGTGGAACGCCGTCGCCGCCGTAATATTGGGCAGAGTTGGTGAAACCGTTGTTCAATACCGCAGCAGCTTTAACCTGCTTTGTGTACGCCATTGCACGAGCTAATGCTTTGGTATAACGAGCAGACAATGAGTCATACAAGTTATCTTCGATTGCTTCTTCAGTTACTGAGAAGCCCAAAGCGATTGTTTCGTGGTTGTAGCGAGCTGTAAATGCCTCTTGTGCATTGTCGTAAGCGATGGCTGAGCCCTCGTTCTTGACTGGTGCAGCAGAGAAACCGGACAGCTTTGTCTCTTCTTCGAAGCTACGCTCAGATTTCTCTGTTTCGTAGATCTCTTTATGCTCTTCGCCGTAACGCTTGTACTCTAATCCAAACAATGCGTTTAAGCCCGGGAGCAACTCTTTTAGTAGTTGTGCGCGTGAAATAGCCATTTACTTAGCTCCTTAAGCTGCGTAATCCAAACCAGTGGTTCGGAGAATTTGTGGGTTGTTTAACTTCACTACTACTTCAGTGAAGGCATTTGCGCCAGTAGCTGTTGCTGGAACTACTTCAACTACACGAACTGGCAGTGCTGCTGCATTACCTTGTGCATCAGTTGCATACACAGAAACAGCAGAGTCACCAGTAGTAGTGCTGCCAGTACCTTGACGTACAGACATGTTAGTACCAACGATGCTTTGATTAACTGTAGTTACAGTAGCATTACCGCTGAAAGTTACAGCTACTTTAAAAGCAGCCATAGGATCGTCAACTACATAAGCAACAGCGCTAGTAGCAGCGGCATTACCTGGATAGTATTGGGACTGGATAAGTTGACCTTGGCTGTTTACATACTGAACACCCATAAACACACCATAAGTGTTGTTTGCGGCTGCTGTAGTAGAGTCAACAGTTACAGTTGATTTTTGAATATTACCACCTGCGGCTATACGAACAATATCTCCGTTATAAATAGCTGTGTTGTATGTGGATGCGATCGGTAATTGACGAATCGCGCCTGCATACGGCATACCATCTACACGGTTAATTGGAACTAAGCCGTAGGGAGCTGAAACGGTTGGATAAGCCATTTATATCTCCTAAAAATTAAAGTTATTTACTACCATTACCAAACCCACTACCTTTAGTTGTTGTGCTTTTGCGATCACTAAACAGGGGCATGCGGGCATCACTATTACGTAAAAAGCTGTTGTCTACAGATTCCATTTGATTACGAGCTTTTTGATCGTAATATTCATCTCTAGCTTCAGCCATCTTTCTTGGTTTCTTACATAAAAGCAAGCCACCAATTTCAACATTTCCATCTTTATTTGCTTGAATCTGCAATTCAGGATGGTCCACTGCCTTACACGGCACCCAGTGGTCACGGAACTTCTGAGACACGTTAGTGTCGTTCGGTTGTCCAGCAATCGCTGTTGCTACCCAGTGAAACTTGTAATCCGGGTCTGGTGTTGGATCAGGCAACGAGCTCGGTGGTTTGTAAACATAACGAGTTTCGGTTTTTTCGCGGGTTTCTAAATCCCGTGGTGTACGTTTATTAGCCATTTTTAAATCTCCAGTTTAAGAACTTCTTGTGCATATTGTTTGTGGGATAAGCCAAATTTATCTGCCAACCTTTGTTGGGTTGTAGTTAGTTTGACTACTTTCTTTGCTCCAGTAGAGCGAGAAGAAGAGGCCACTACAGTTGCGGGTTTCTTAACTGGATCAGCCTTTCTGTCAGCCGACTCAGAAATGCCCAATAACTCAGGGAACACCTGCTTTAAGCGCCCATCAACACGAGCGAAATAGTCTTCAGAGCGGGGATCTACGCCCGTAGCCACTAGTTTTTGGTGCAGCCCTAGCGCAAAGGCTGTCATTTCTTCATATCCCGGAGACCCGAACCACTGGTTTTTTGCTTGCCAGCGCAAGGTTTTATCGTCAAGTCTCGGTGCTTCTTGGGACGATGATTGTATTTGTACACTAGAATTTTCCATTTGTAAAGGGGTAGGACGGAAATTTCTTGCGGACTCTAACTTCATCTTAGCATCTGTCAAGTTTTCTTGTGCCTCTAACATTGCATCAGAGTCATAAGATTCTTGTGCTTCTTTGTATTTACGGCGTGCCATCTCCATTTCCGCTTCTGCCTTAGCTTGCAAGGTTTGTGCGTAAGTGGCTTGTCCGTTATTTACGTATTCTTTAAGTCGCTGATTCTCTTCCAAGATAGCTTTAGCCATACGCTCAAGCTCATCTTTTTCACGAGTAACTGCATCTTTAGCACGTCTTTCATCGTGCCTTGCGTGAGTTAACTTCTTGATTCTATTCTGAACATCTCTAGAGTAGCTTTCAATTTCTTCGTCAGAAGGGTCCTCAACTTCATGATCAAGGGGCTTTGCTAAGCGGTCTCTTTCAGGGGTATCGTCTTCGATTTCAATATCAACGTCACCTTCGGCGTCAATGTCTATATCAAAATCAACTTCGGGTTTACCCTGATCTTCTTCTGTTTCGTGGGGGAATTTGTAATCGTCATTTGTCATGTATTTCTCCTTTAAACGCGTGTAATGCCGCGTGGGTCTTCAACAGTTGCCTCAACCTGATCGTCATTGATCAAGCGAAACTCTTTTCCGTGGATTTTTAGACGGGTTCCTGTATACGGGCGGGTAATAATGAAGTCGCCTTCTTTACACCATGCACCTTCTGGGAATTTTTCTGCGTCATAGGCGCTAGGCCCCAGTTTGATAACAAACAGCACTGGCGAGGTTAACTCCTCGATTTCCTTGGTTTTATCTGCTTTGGCAAGCCCACTTTCGTACGTATCATCAGGATCAATTAATGCGCACAACAAACGCCAACCTTTAGGGTCGGGCAGTGCTTTTGCCTTGTTTTCTGGTGTTGCTGCTTCGTACTCTTGGTCCACTTGTGGGCTTTTAACGCCCGGCGGCAGGATTAATGCTGACTCCGGTAATGCGATGGTTTCACTCATCGTTGTCTTTCTCTATATTTTCAGCAAGGTCAATTAAGTGGCGCTCTGCATAGGCTAGACCTCGAATCACCCCGCAAAGCTCTTTGTACTGTTCAAAGGAAGCGCACTGACCATTTGCCAAATCATCAGTGAAATTGTTCATATCTGCACGAAACTTATCGCGTAATACCTGCAATGCGTTCATGGTTATTACATCCATTTACTACTCCTTGTTTTTTGTGTTGTTTATTTGATGCCTTGTTTTAGCAATTTCCACGCCAATCTTGGTACCTTCTAGCTGCTCTCTGGCTTGCGCATCTTTATCTCTACGCTTTGTCTCTTCGGTAAGTTTGACCATATCCATCTCCATTCTGGACTCAAGCTCTTGTTTTCTAAGGCTAAGTTCATCGGCTTTAGCTGCGCCATCAATTTGCATTTTCTGCGCTTGTAGCTGAGCGTCTTGCTGGAGTTTCTGTTGCTTAAGTTGTAACTCTTGTTGCTTGATCTGCAACTCTTGCTGCTGCATTTGAAGAACAGGATCTTGTGCGTTTTGCTGCGCTTGTTGCTGAGCAGCCATTGCTTTAGATTCGGCAAGCACTTGTGGTGCTGCTTCTGCCATGAGACGGCTGATCTCTTTTTCCATTTCTGGTGGCAATTCGTCTTCTGGGTTCGGCAACGCTACACCTAATGCCAGCTCGATCTTGTTTCTGTATGCGTAACCAACGTGCTCGGCAATATGT